GGAGGTGATATTGATATTGCTGACCTGATCCAAGCAAAAACTGGAGTGTCCGTTCACGACGGTGTAGAGCATGCCTGGAAGGTAAATTATCAACCTGCCATGGTTGCCCTTGGTTATCCTAAACCAGTAATCCGTAAAGTGGTAATAAACCCAGAAACATTGGTAGACGGGGATATTCCAGTTTATCTAGAAATTCGAACCAAGAAAGAAATTGCTGGTTTTAATCTCGGAGGTAAATTTGATTTTGTCATGGAAGGCCAGCTAGAAGATTTCAAGACTACTGGCACCTACAATTATATTAACCAGGGAAATGCTGAATCTTATGTTTGGCAAGGTTCAATGTACCGTTGGCTTAATCCTGAGATTATTACCAACGACCACATGAAGATTACGTATCTCTTCACAGATTGGAAAGCACATGAAGCCAAAGTTAATCCGAAATATCCGCAGAATCGGATCCTTAGTCAAACTTTCCCCCTCAAATCCATTCCTGAAACTGAAACCTTTATCAGGAATCGACTAGCTCACATTAAGTCCTATACTGGCGTCTCACAAAGCCTAATACCGGATTGCACTAAAGAAGAACTATGGCAATCTGATTCAGTATTCAAATACTACAAAGACCCTTTAAAAACTGCTCGTAGCACCAAAAATTTTACTAATTTAATGGAAGCAAATAATCGTTTATTTGCAGATGGGAGTGTTGGAAAAGTTATTGAAGTAAAAGGCGAAGTAAAACGTTGTCGGTATTGCAATGCGAGTGCTGTATGTCTGCAAGCTGAGAATTTAGTAGCAGCCAAATTATTAACCCTATAACTTAGATGATTACCATGACACTTATGAAAAAAATGGGAGGAGTAGCAATTGCCTGTTCAATTCCCAAAATTGTAAATGCAGTGGAGAAGTTGTTTACTCCTGATCCAGAACAAAGACCCAGTGGTTTTGATACTGTTGAACATGAATTAATTGCTACTAAAGCAAAACTCGATGTGGCAAATACCACAATAAATAATTTTAAAGCTGCTTTAGATCAAGCAGAGAATTCAGTTAATATTTTACTTCAAAAAAAGATTGACGAAGAATCTACACCAGAAGTATTGGTAGCAGATCCTGATTTACCTGACTTTACCAATCCTCCCGTTAACCTACTGGCTGAAGCAATGACACCAGCTAAGAAGGAAATTGGTGAAGCACCGGTAAACATGGATTACGATGCATATAGTTCTAAACCTGTTATTGATCCTGTAGTTCATCCTGCAAAACTTCAATATCGAGGTCCCGATAAACAACCTCGTGATTCTACTAAAATGTATCTAGCCCATGCTTTATTAGCTTTACGGCTACGAAGAGAATTCGACGATAAATGGAGAGGTGTTCCCCAACCAACTCGGCCTAAGTTAACTACGCTTGCAGTACGTCTTAATGAAATTACTGGTCTTCATAAATCAGACACAGTATGGGGAAAAATCTGGACTGGAGTAAAACCAGTATCGGATTTTGAAGAAGCTGATTATGAATTTGATTGGGAGAAAACATCGTGAAAAATTATGAAGACATGCAGTACTTCCCTGCAGTAAAAAAATTGGCAGATGTACTATGTGCTAAAACTCAAAGCACTGATCCATTGTTCTTCCGGATTATGGTCTCTTACTACTTTGCCAAAGTAGCTTCCATGATGCGTTGCAATATCAAAACACTGGATCGGGGAGATATTCCCGTCAGTATGTATGCAATCAATCTGGCTAACTCTGGCCATGGTAAAGGCCATTCAACTAATATTGTTGAAGAGCAAGTTATCAACGAATTTCGTACACGTTTCCTGGAAGAGACTTTTCCCCAGATTAGTGAGAAGAATTTAACCAAGCTGGCTAATCTACGTGCTATCCGTAAAGGCAATGACGATGAGACAGAATTGGCGTTAACCAAAGCTGAGTTTGAAAACTTGGGTGTACTGGCTTTCTCCTTTGATTCCGGTACTACTGCTGCCGTAAAACAAATGAGGCATAAACTGCTCATGAGTTCAGCTGGTTCAATGAATCTGGAGATGGATGAGATTGGATCCAACTTGTTTGGGAATATCGAAGTCCTATCCACCTTCCTTGAATTATTTGATGTCGGTAAGGTAAAACAGAAGCTGACAAAAAATACAGCTGAGAATCGACGTAGTGAAGAAATTCATGGGCGTACTCCTACCAACATGATGCTGTTCGGTACTCCATCTAAATTGCTGAATGATTCCAAAGAACAAGAAGAATTCATGTCAATGCTGGATATCGGTTATGCCCGTAGATGTATCTTTGGATATACCCGACGGACTCACAACGATATTCAACTTACACCACTCGAGGTTTATAACATCCTAACGGATAAATCTTCAGATTCGTATATCAAAAAGCTCTCCCATCAATTGGGTAATCTGGCTGATATTCTGAATTTTGACACCACCCTTGTTGTTAAAAAGGATGTGTCATTAATTAATATCGAATACAAGCTGGATTGTGAACGTCGAGCAGCACAATTTGCTGACCATCAAGACATCCAGAATGCTGAAATGTGTCACCGGTATTTCAAAGTACTTAAACTGGCAGGTGCATATGCATTCATTGATTCGTCACCTGAAATTACCGAAGATCATTTATATAACGCTATAAAGCTCGTAGAGGACTCAGGACAGGCTTTCCAACAAATAATGACCCAAGAGAAGCCTTACGTCAAATTAGCCCTCTACATCGCTAACAATGACAATGAGGTGACTCAGGCCGATATTTCAGAAGATCTCACATTTTACAAAGGCTCTGCCCATTACAAAGATCAACTTATGATGATGGCCAGTTCCTGGGGATATAAAAATAACGTAATCATGCGTAAGTATTTTCGAGATGGAATTGAATTCTTCTCCGGGGAATCCTTACAAGAAACAGATCTGAAAAATATGACATTTTCATATAGCTCAGATGTGGCTATCGGGTATTCCAATCAGAATGCTCCATTCGATCAATTACACAAGATGATCCAGGCCAATAATATTCACTGGATTAATCATCATATTCTTCCTACTGAAGAGAATAACAAAACAGTTTATCGACGTAACGAAGCAAACTGTATTCCCGGGTTCAATAACATAGTAATAGATATTGATGAGGGAGTTACCCTGGGAATGGCTAAACAATTACTGGGAGACTACAAATGGTTGATGCATACCAGTAAAAGCCATACTCCTCAGAATCACCGGTTCCGTATGATATTTCCCCTCAATTTCAATTTGAAATTAGAAGCAGTCGATTACAAGGAATTCATGAATAATTTTTATGACTGGCTTCCATTTGAAGTTGATCGGCAAACAAACCAACGTGCTCGTAAATGGTTATGTGCAGCAAAGAAGTTCGAATATAACGAAGGTGCACTTATCGATGCTTTGATGTTTATACCCAAAACTCGTAAAACTGAAGAACGGGCTAAAACATTTGAATCCCTCAAAAATCTATCTGCAATCGAACGATGGTTTGCTTCCAATACTTCATCTGGTAATCGATCCAATCAGTTAATCAAATTTGCATTAATGCTGGTCGATAACGGAATGATTATTGAAGAAATACGGGACAAGGTTCTGGCCTTCAACTACAAGCTGGAGGATTCCCTTCCTGAAGAAGAGATTCTCCGAACAATAATGCTGACAGTATCTAAAGCTGTCGCTAAACGGAGTTCTAAATGAGTCAAGAAATTGCAACCAATGATAATCTAATCTTGATTACCGGCAAGTCTGCTACTGGTAAAAGTCTGAGTTTGAGAGGCTTATCAGATCCGACTGGTGTTCTGTATTTGAATACGGAAAGTAATAAAAAACTGCCATTCAAATCTGAATTTGATCAGAAGAGTGTTACTGATCCATATCAAATCTACGAAGCATTCATATGGGCTGAAGACCAAGATCACATCCATACCATCGTAATTGACAGTCTGACTTACATGATGGATCAATTTGAATCCCTTCATGTACTCCCGTCTACCAATACGATGAAAGCATGGGGTGACTATGCCCAGTTCTTCAAGAACCTGATGAATCAGTATGTGGCTAAGTCTACGAAGAATGTAATCTTCACTGCACACACCCTGGACGTTATCAATGAAGCTGAG